TCATTATTGCGCGTCATTTTTAATGTTTTTTTGAACCTAAATACATCACCTTTTTTAAGAGTATCCCATATCGCGCGTATACCTATTTTCATATCATGAATTGGATCGCTTTCTTTTTCAAATTTTTCATTTATAGATTCTTTTATGTTCATAGGAGCAAGATAATCTTTAAAAAATTCATAACTCCATGACCAATCACTGTACTCTTTATCTCGTTTATTTTTAAAATCAGATTTACTTATATACAAAGAATAAGTAATAACTTTATCAAAATGTTGGTCTGGTTTGTTTACTACAGAATGAATTTGAAGTATTACACCTTTTTTAAACCGCTGTCCTAATGTTGGAATATCTCTTTTCAATACAAATACGTCGCCTGCCTTAATATTATCATAAATAGCTCTAACTCCAATTCCTAAATCATGTATTGGATCAGATTCTTCTTCAAATTTTTCATTGATAGCATCACTTTTTACAATATCAAAATGTTCAAAAAATTGTTCTGCTGATACTGTTATAAATTCACCACCCATAAATTTTAAATCTGCATCTTTTAAATATTTTGGATATTTTTTATATGTAGATAATTCAAATATATAATCATCAACAGCTTTAGATATGTTTACTATTACTGAATACATTCCGGCTTCAATGTGAAAATTATAAGTATCTTGAGTGTTTATTTTAATTATTTTTTTACATAAAAGAATATCTAACGGTTTAAGTTTATTTATGATGCCTATTCCCATGTCAAAAATAGGATCACTTGTTTCTGTGAATGCTTCTTCAAGTATTGGTCTATTGCCTGTAGGAGGAACAGCGCCATATTTTTTTAATAGTTCAAGTATTTGTATATTGCCTTTATCTTCAGCTAATTCATATGCTCTACTATCATATCCATTTACATTAGCACCATTTTCTAATAAAAATTGGGCCATTTCGTAATTTTCAGTAGCCACCGCCCATCTCAATGCTCTATCACCTTTATGATGAATATTTGCGCCTTTATCTAAAAGATATTTTACAAGATGGATTTTATCAAATTTTGATGAGATCCATAAAAGATCATCATCATTATTAAATTGCTCATACCAACCAAGATCATATTTTCCTTGCTTTAATTCTTCAATAAATATTTTCAATAAACCTGCCAGTCCTATACGCAAATCTTGGATAGGATCTGATTGTTCTTCAAATTTTTCATTTACTAATTTTTTTAAATATCCATCATCAGCTAATTCACGAACAACATTGTGAGAAAATGCATCTACAGAATCTATTTCCCAAAAATTACGGCTATTAGTTTTAATTGAAGGAGGAAATATTTGCCAATATCTTTTAGTATTAAGATCGTATTTTATTATATGATGAGTTTTAAAATCGTTAGGATCCAACTTATACACACCAGTTATATCTTTTGGATTTATTGTTAAACGATATCTTCCGCCAAATCCTTTTTTTAGTCTTTTAAGAGCTTTCTTAATTTTGTAATAAGGCTGAGCATATCCTATACCCATATCTTCTATAGGATCACTTTCTTCTGTGAATTTTTCATTTATATTTTCAGAGGCAAGTCTCAACTAATGAATTTATTTTATTTATTCATTGATTGTTTTTAACCTTTGGATAAATTCAATTGGAAACGCTTTACGATTATAGTGCAAAAGATCTCCAAAACACGCGTCTAAAATATATGTTATAGCATAGTCATCTTCAGATCTTATGCTTCTTCCGGCTCCTTGCAATACAGATAGAATCGCTTTCCACCGGTACCATTCAGGATTTATTTTTATTTTTGTAGCTACAAATTTGTCTGACAAACTAAGATAAGGTACTTTTGCAAAAATACAAAAACGACTCCAATCTGAACGCAAATCAAGTCCTTCAGTTAAGCTCGGTCCTAATAATACACTTGTGTTTTTTGTTTTTAATATTTCTAGCGCATCTCGTTTTTCTTCTGTACCATTATAAACTAATATTCTTTTTCTACTTTTTTTATTTATGTTTTCATATATCTTGAGAGCTAAATCATATGATGCGGTATGAATAATGCCATTTTCATTTTTATGATAATCTAATATTTCATCTATTTTTCCAGTCATCCACTTAATATTTCCGTTTATTTCTTTATAAGACATTCGATGTTTATTATAAAAATATATTGGAGATTTTTCAAATGAAAAAGTTGAATCCATTTTTATATATTTAGCCTTGTTAAGCGCAATGCTTTTTAGATAATCTTTTGGATCTGCAAATGTAGCACTCATTAATACAGTAAATCCTGTCCATTGATGAAAATATTTGTGCATCATATAAGATTCTTCTAGACAATTAAATGTCAATTCATCATTCTTTGTTGGATTCTTAATTATGTTTCTTGTAGATGTTTTTTCAACAATATCGTTATAGTCTTCAACTTTACAATGAAGATCTTTTAGCCAATCACAATTTCTAAGTGCATCTCTCCATTCTCTTGGTGGATTATCATGTGGATAATCTTCATCAACTCGTTTCTTTAATTTTTCAACAGATGGAAAATATTGTTCAAATGACTCTTCAATTGCTAATAATATTTCATGTAATTCATCTTGATTTTCAGTATTAAATAGTTTTGAAATATTTCTTTTAATACTCGAAAAATCATGTATATGATCTTTAACCTTAAAAACTGCAAAGAATTCTGTAAGCTTTTCTAACTTTTCTAATGTCTTGGGATCAAATCTTGGTGAATAATGATTTTGAATTATATCAAGAATTTTATGACCTTCGTCACAAAATGTCACTTGTCGTGGAGGAAATAAAGGTTCATCATTATTTTTATTAACATAATTTTGCATTATAAGCCAATACGCATAATTTAATAAAGCTGTTTTAGTTTTGGATGTAAAATCACGAGCATTATAATATGGGCAATCATTTATGCAGTGCATTTGATACGGATTTTTATTCCTTATACGACAAGTTCCTAAAGAATTTTTTTCCATATTATCTGTACATAAATAATTATCTACACCAGATATTGATCCCCAATTTAGATTAAATTTTTTAAAATCATTTTCATATTGTTGTTGCAGTGATAAATCTGATGCAAGAATATAACAATTTTTATCTAATTGATTAAATATCCAAGACGCACACATTGCGCAACAACTTTTTCCTGAGCCTACAGGTGCATCCAATATAACTACCTTATGTGTTTTATTTATATAGGCTAAAATTATTTCTGTGATAGCTTCCTTTTGGCCCTTTCTCCATACCCAATTTTCTCCTAAAAACGTAATTCGAAATTCTTCTATTTTTTCTTCAATTTCTTTTATTGACATAAATCTTTTTATATTTCTATGAATAAAATATATAAAAGATTTATAAAAAATGAAAGAAAAACAAGAATTTCATTATGTTTATTTAACTATAAATAATATCACTAAACAACAGTATGTTGGCGATAGAACTTCTACTAAAGAACCTCAAAAAGATAGATATTTTGGTAGTGGAAGAGAAATTAAAAAAGCCATAAATGAATACAAGAGAAAAAATTTTTCCAAAATTATTTTAGAAAAATGTTTAACAAGACAAGAAGCCGGTGATAAGCAAGAGTATTATATAAGATTATATAAAACTCATATATCTCAAGGTGGTTATAATGTTAATTGGAATGGTGGTACTTGTAACGGAGAAAGAAAACACGCCGAAGAGTCGAAAGAATTAATGAGAGAAAAAGCTAAAAAAAGAGAAAAACAATCTATAGAAACAAGAAGAAAACGAAGCGAATCATTGAAAGGTCGCACAGGCAAAGATAACACAAATTTTGGAAAAAAACAATCTATAGAAACAAAAAGAAAACGAAGTGAATCGCTGAAAGGACATATAGAATCTAAAGAAACAAGACAAAAAATAAGTAATTCACTTAAAGGACATTTTGTTTCTTCAGAAACAAAACAAAACAAGGAAAATGTCACAAAGGACAAATTCCTTGGAATAAAGGTTTAACAAATGAAACTGATGAAAGAGTAAAAAATATAAGTGAAAAGAAAAGACATCAAGTTCTTTAGTTATCTGATTCTTTTTGTCTAAGGTCACTCTCATAATTACGATCTATTTGTCCATAATATACAAACTCATCACTTTTTAACTCTGTTGATTTATTATAGGTTGATTTACCTCTTCTATATTCGCCTTGTTTAACTAAATGTACATATTGTGATTTAATTGTGTATCTTACTGCTCTTGGAAAAATTTTACCTGCCGTTTTATACATACATTTAAAGAATTCAGGATCAGTCAAAACTTTTCTAAATCCGGCTTCGTCAATCATATTTTGAACATAGTCAAATATTTTGTTGCGTTTAGTATTGGGCCATTTTGCAATATTGGGGTAATAAAACATAAAATCTAGATGATTTTTAACAATGGCGATTGTATAAATACATCTTTCTGTATCCATTTTTCCAAAAATAGCCATTACATCTTTAAAATAGGTTGACATACCAATGTTTAAATCATCAATAGGATCTGAATCTTCTTCAAATTTTTCGTTTATATATTCTTTGACTAATTTCATTAGTAGTATCTATCTTCATTGCTCCATCTTTGGTGTTCTTCTTGTTGTCTTTCCCATTCATGTTGTTGTGCTCTTGCATATTCTTCTTGTTGTTGTCTATCTATCTCTTCTTGATAACAATTATAACATTGTGTGTCCATTATTCTTTTGTTTCCAAATGCATTAATTATTGTTTTTGCTTTTTCAAGTTCATCACCTTCTAATACATTGCCTCCATCTCCATCTACTAAATCTCCGCATGTCATACATTGGTAAACATTGCCTTGTGGTCCTATATCCATATCATGAACAGGATCGCTTTGATCTTCAAATTTTTCGTATAAATATTCTCTTACTAATTTCATTTTGATTCGCGATCTTTTATGTAGTATTTAACAAACATATCTGCTAATTCATAATTTTTATCTTTCAAAGCAAATCTAAGTGCGCGATAATTATAACCGTTTGGATTTACACCTTTATCTAACAACCATTTAATTAAAGTTATATCATTATCTTTAACTGCAGCAGTTAATTTTTCTAAGCCTACTGCTTTTATGCTGGCGCCTTTGGATAATAATAATTCGGCAATATCGAAATTGTTATGTTGTATTGCATTCCCAAGAGCCAATGATCTATCAGCTGTAGGTTTTGCGCCTTTATTCAAGAAGAATTTTACAAAATCCATTCCTCTATATACTGCGTTTGCTAAAAAACTATAATCTTTATCATTTATGTCTACACCTGCATCTAATAACGCTTGTATTACGTCTAAACCATATTTTTCTTTTCTTAAACAAAATGTCATTAAATCAGATAATTTTACATTTTCAGGCAGTATGTTATACCAAGCATATGAATTTTCTGCGGCGTATTCTTTTTTTAATTGTGTTATCAATCCTATTTCCATATCATGAATAGGATCACTTTCTTCTTGAAATTTTTCGTTTAGATATTCTTTAACTAGTTTCATTCGTTAATAAGCAAAGCTCTATTATTTTTTCCTTTTTCTTGTTCTAATACAATATCTTTAAGATAAACTTTCTTTAATTTTCCATCATCCATTTTAAATAAAAATGCATCACCTTTACTCATTTCTGCCATAGGAACACCGTTATAGACATTTTGAATATCACCGGAAATACGAAAAGTTAAAGTGCTTCTGTTGAATTCGGGAATTTTTAATTCATTTTTAAGTGATATCTGTAATTCATCATTAGATAGTGTATCATCAATTTCTATTTCTTCAGCACTTTCCATGTCAGATGTATCTACATCTATATCAGCTATTTCTTCTTCATCTTCTTGTTCTTCATCCCATGAATCAGTTGCATCAAGATCTTGCATCATTTTGGCGAAATCTTTGTCTTTTTTTAATCGATCAGAAAATTCATTTAATGTTTCTTCGATCATTCTAACTTTTCTTTTCATGATATCTTCTAATTTTACGGTGTTTATTTTTTATTTTTTTATTATCATCGGCACAATCTCCTAAATAATTAGGATTTTCCAATGGGTACTTTTGAGAAATAGATCTATTACCATCATTTCTAAATGGCATTTGCATATTTTCGTGTACAAACTGCGCTTTCATTCTTAAACTTTTATTTTATATATTCTAAATGAAAAAGGAGAATTGTTATTCTCCTTTATTTAAATTTTCAATTTTAAGATCTGAAAATCCTGCATTTTTATTTATTTCCACACGATAATCAAAATTCTCAATTGGTAAAGGACTAAAATTTATAATAAAAATATTCATATTCATTTCTTTAGCTATTTTTTGTAATAATCCTATAATATCAAATATTCCATCTCCATCAATAGATGACAATACTTCATCTAACATAAATATATTAAGTCCGGGATATTTTCTTTTTAACATTCGAATAATAGAAACTAATACAGCAAGATCTACTCTCTTCTTTTCACCTGTTGAGAGTGTACTTACACTAATTTGAATTCCTAAATGATATAAATCTGGTTCAAAATCTGAATTAAACGTTAAATTATACGGAAAATGAAGTTCACGAAGTGTATATTCAATTTCTTTATTAAGTGTTGGTAAATAGCTTTCTAATATTTTCTTTTTAATTCCTACATCTGAATATAATTGTTCAAGAATTGTAAGATATTTATGTTCTTGATCAAATTTAACTTTTTCTTTATCTTTATTTGTAAGATTTATGGTATTATCAGATATAATATTTTGAATACTAGAAAATTCTTTAGGCTTATCTACTTTTAATTTATTAATTTCACTTTCAATTGTATTATAAGTTGTTTGAACTTGAATAATAAAGTTATTAATGGTTATCAGACCTTGTTTTATTTTTTCTAATGCAGTTGTATATTTAGTTTCATCAGAATTTATTGATAATAATTCTTCATATTTTTTAGTGATGTCCTCTTTTAATTGTCCTTTTATCAAAACAAATCTTGTATCATTAAATGGTGTTGCACAGGTAGGGCATTTATCTTGCTTAAATAGTTCTATTTGATGTTCAAGATGTTTTATTTCATGTTGAACTTTCATTCTTTGCTGCCTAAAAATTTCATATGATTTATTAATGTCATCTTTTTTCTCTTCATATATTTTTTTCTTAGCAAATCCTTCTTCTAATTTGGGTTTATATGTTTCTAATTGTTTTGCTAATTGAAGTATTTGTTTAGTGTTATCTTTAGCAACTTGATTTTTAAGTTTTTGTAATTCTTTAATAGCAATATCTATGTTATTTTTAAGTGTGAATATTTCTCTTTCAAAAAGATCTATATTTGTTTTTATGTCTCTTAAATCTTTTTTAACTAATTCATTCATTTTATTAATGATTTCCATAGCAAAAAGTTTATCAATAATGATTCTCTTATCTTGTGGCGTCATTGATATGAAAGATTTAAAATCATTAATGCTTAATGAGA